TGTAAAACTGTAGCTGTATCTAATTCGTATTTCTTATTAGCATTGAAGAACTCAACTATGACTTTATTTGCTTTTTTGTCTTTATTGCCATAATCAACTGATATACCAGCACCAGCAATAATATGATTATCAGTGATACTAAATGATGAAGTGCCTGTATCTTCTATTGATAATTCGTATTGACCATTAATATAAAGAAAGATACCTCTCATATTGCTAAGAAGTTCTTTAGCATTTTCCATTACATTTTTATTTGTATCTAAATAACCATTGCAATGAAATCTTTTTACTTTTAATAATGAAGTACCTGTTTGTGGTGAATAGGTAGAGCCTAATGTGTCATTAATATAAACAATATATTCTTCATTAGAATCATAGAATTGATTTCTTTGTATTTCTTTTATGTCTGCACCATCAATAACACCATCACCATTAGCATCATAAATATATATTTGCTCACCTATTTTATTTTGCCACCAGTTTAAATTAGCATTAGTACCACCAATAGTTATAAAATCATCTCCAGCAGTACCGCTCCATGTTAGTGATTTTGCTGTTCCATTAAAATAAGGCTGGTCAACTAAAGTATCGCAAACGTTAGCAGCAGAACTAAAGGTTGACATATTGATTTGAGATTGTGTTAGACCTTTACCATATTCATTGTTAGTGATGTAATCTAGGAAACATAAAGCTGGATTATCTGACCACTTATAGGTAGATGGAGTTCCAAATGTTTGACCTGAATCTCTAGGGTCATAAACTTTCTTACCTCTTACCTGAACTGTTAGTTGTGGAATACCTGACCAAATACCTTCTTTGTCATAACCATAATGAGCAGCAATATAACAAATACCATCTAATCTATGTGCTGAAGTCCAGTTAGGCATAGAAGCAACCAGCATAGGGTCTGCTGTTTGTGATGCAGCTCCATGATGTAGGTTCATAACATATCTGTATTTAGATGTAGGACTTGTACCAAAGTTACCACCACCAACATCAATACCAGTTCCATTTTGTGAGACTGTATTTAAAGAGCCTGCTCCTGAAGATATTTTATCTGAACCTATATAACCACCATCTCTAAATCTAGCAGAATCAGTTAAAGGAGCACCATCTAACTCAATAGTCCTTCCAAGTATTTCATCACATTCACCAACTGATAAAGCATAGACTACATATAAATCTTTTGAATCATTATTATTTACGTCCATGTAAATTATTTGGGCTCCTACTCTTCTCACACCATATACAACAGGAATTTTTCCACCAGCAGAGGTTTTGTTAATTAAGATATCTTGACCTTTAGCAAGCATATTTCTAGCTTGTAAAAATCCTTTAACACCAATCACTAAAGATGCTGCATTAATAATACCTGTAATTGTTTTTAATACTGTTGCTGTTGTACCAGTAGTTCCAAATGCAGTTCCAAGATATTGAAAAAAAGTAAATATTTTATCTAACACTATCTACCCCACCTTACATCTTCTTTAACTTGAGTAGCAAATTCCATTCCTTTATCACCTGAACTAAATGACTGCTGTGATTCGTCTGAATAATGCCTGCCTTTAGTTAGATTCCAGTTTGCCCAATGACTGGCAACAGTCATGGTTAATGTTGAATTATTTATTGCTTCTGCAATTGCAACATTTCTAATTTGTCCTTTGAAAAAGTTTATTGCACCAACAATAGTTTCATCTGCATTAAAGTAAGCTAAATATATTTCTACTTCTTTACCAGTAAAAGAACCATCTTGAACTAAAGACCTTACTTGGTCTGTAATATTTGAAAAAGCTAAACCTATTTCAGTAACTTCTAGCTGACCAGTTTCTGTTGAAACATCAACTTGTAAAAAAGAACCACCAGCTTCATAGCTATTAGAATCATAAGTAACATTTGTATACCAATCAGTTAATCTGATAGTTGACGATAAATTTAATTCAACCAAGAAAGCTGTCTTAGTTGCTGTTGATGATACTTGAGTTTGTAAAGCAGATGATAAACTTCTAGGCATTAGGTTATAACCTCTCTAACATCAAATGAAATACTATAAAAACCACTAGCATCTGTTGAATACATAATCTCATTATTTTCAAGATAAACAGTAAAGCTAGGTTTGTTTACAGTAACAGCTTCATTATCTGCTAGAGATGCTACTAGATTTGGTGATATAGTTAATGTCATCTCACCTGCTGACAATGAATCAGCAGTATCTCGCACCATATAAACTTTACTATGACTTGCAAACTTAATTAAATCACCTGCTTTTAAAGCACCTGTCTGATTAGCTGTAAAGCCATCTAAGGCTATAGAAGCATCTCCTGATGTATGTGCTCCAACTACCTGAATATCTGTTTCTAACCTGCCTGCACCTAAATTATCTAATGGTGCAACTATAGTAAAGTCCTCAAAAGAACCTTTTTGTTTTTGTAAAAATGCAAATATTTCCTGAGACTTTTCTTGTTGTAATGGTGGCATTGCAACTGTAAAAGAAAAATATTGACTACCTATTTGTCTGACTTGTTTTTTACCTGATAAAGTCTGATTAACTAAGGTAGGTCTATTATCTTTAAAATTTATACTTCTAAAATTAGGAGATGTTGGAAATTGTCCTGACATTATACTATCCCCATTTTGCCTTGATTATTCATGGCATTGTTTATGATTGATGTTATCAATCCTTTTCTTGATGCTAATAACTGGTCAAATCCAGCAGCATCTACTGTTGATATGTTGAAGTTTACTGTAGCTCCCATACCTTGACCTTTAGTATGGTCAATAACAGTTTCATTGGGATGTAATATAGCAGGGAATCCACCTCTTCCATCTACACCACCTGCTCTTACACCATATCCTGTAAAACCACCGCCTTCATTTGTAGGGATTTTTATCGAACCTGTTAAAGCTGCTGCTTGAGCAGTTGAGCCTTCCATGTGAGCACCAATATCACTTATAGTTCCTTTAACCATGCCAACTAATTTTTGAACTATAAATACATTTATTAATTCATTTAATACTGCTCTTGCAACTGAAGTAGCTAAATCTTTAAAATCTAAGAATTGTTGATTAGTAAAATCAAAGAAATTCTTAAATGCGTTTGTTAATTCACCCTCTACTGTATCTGCAAAACTTTTAACTACTTGTATTGATTCAGTAATTTCTGATTTAATTCCTTCAAAAGTATTTGTTATTTTAGGTAAAGTAATATCTTCTAAACCTGTAGCAGCATCTCCAATATCTTCCAAACCTTCGACACTTTCATCAAAAAGTTTATTCATTCCAACTATTGCAGCACTAGCTGCTGCTATACCAGCACCAACTTTTACTAAACCAACACCAGTAACACCTTGTAATAAAGTACCTGCTGTAGCTGCTGCTTGAAATGCTTTTGCTAAATTAACAACTGTAACTGCTACTGCTGCTATTCTTTGAGCTACCATTACTGAAAAAGCTACTGCAAACATTTTTGCTAATATCTCTATATTTTGTGCTAAAAATCCAACAGTATTAGCGGTAGCTGCAAATATACCTGTTGATTTTTCAAATTCACCGACAAGTGTTATAAAGTTTGTTTTGAGCATACTTATTGATTGCCCAATGGTCATATTCATATTACCAACAACTTCAGATGTTTCTGCTGTTGCTGATATTAATGTTGGTAAAATATTTTCTGCTGTAATTTTACCTTGAGCACCCATTTCTCTTAATTGACCTGTAGAAACACCCAATCCTTTAGCTAATAATTCAGCTAATGCAGAGTTTTGTTCCATAACAGAATTAAGCTCATCACCTCTAAGTGTTCCTGAAGCTAAACCTTGAGCTAACTGTCTTGAAGCATTTGCAGCTTCAATAGCAGAAGCACCTGAGATAATAAATGTGTTTGCGACAGTTTGTGTCGCATCAGCAACTTGTTGTTGAGATAAACCCATCTCTTTAGTTGCAAAAGTAATTTTTGCAAACAAGTCACCTACTGCATCAAAATCTGACCTTGATTCTAATGCAATTCTTTTCATGTGTGCCATAGCTTCTGCTGTACCAGCAGCAGTACCAGTTAAAGCACCCATTCTGTTTTGAAGATTAACAAATGTGTCTCCTGCTCTTACAAGCTCTCTGACACCAAAAGCAGCGACAATCTGATTTCTTAGATTTCTAACAGCATTTTGCGTAGAATCTATATCTCCTTTAAATTTTCTAAAAGCAGCACCAGTTTTATTTTCTCCTAGTATTCTTACTTTTATATCAGATTTAGCCATTTTGTTTTTGTATTTCCTCTTGTTGTATATTTAGATAAGCAATCCAACCATTAAACTCTTCTAGAGTCATTTCTTCAATTTCAGCAACAGTTTTGTGCAATCTTTCTGCTAGAGCATACATAGAATATAGCTGCTTATCTTCAGCTACTTTTTTTGCATATCTCCTTGCGATATATTACCCATTATTTCAGTTGCTACTCTCACTAAAACACTACTATCAACATGGTTTAACAATTTCTGTTTATGTTCAATAGTAAAATGCTTGTCTCCATTTTCATCTAATGCTTTATATATTAATACATATACAAGCATCTCAACCTCATCATCTTTAGCAAGTTTCATAAACTTTTTCATATCAAATAGGGTGATAGGTTCACAAAATATTTTCATAGGTTGTTCGCCATCACCCCATTCAGGTACTTCAATAAGTTTTTGTCCTTTGCTTTTATAATGAGCTACTAGATTATCTATTGCTGACATAGTCTTATACTGTGTCAGGTGTTAAAGCACCAGTGCCTTGCACTGAAATACTAGCTTCAACCAATCCATCAAATGATGCACTTCTTGAAACACCAGTAACAATAGCTGTGCCAGTGTAATAACTATCACCAGTTGTATCTCCCTCAGGATATACATTAAGAGTTACTTCTGAGCCAATGGTTAAAGCACCTTGACCTGAAGTATCAGTCTCATCCCAAAATACATCTAAACTTCCTGAGAAAGAAGTCAATGATGGTTTA